CGAGAAGCCTGCCCGATGCTCCCCCGGTAAGCGCCATCAGGTTTGAGCAAAATTGACAGAGGTTTGAGCATTTTCACCCCCGGAATGCACCAGGGCTGCACTGTTAGTGCACGGCACGTGCAGGTGGGCTGCAAGGATCAGAGCGGCGGAGGCGGCGGGGGAGGCACGGTCATCTGATGCGACCACCACGGCCCCTCGAAGGCCACCCGGAGCCAGCCCCGAAGGTCAATCCGGTCATTGAGCCGGAGGTGGGCAGGGTAGCCGACGGTGAGCTGGGCAATGCCGGTGTCCGGCGACCAGGTGACGCCCTGAACCCACAGCTGAACGCCTGCAAGCGCCGGGTCGTCATCCAGGGTGATGACCCTGCCTGGCCTGAGACCCAGGCTAAAATCGCGGTCCACGGCCGCGATGGTGCCCTGCCCACGCCGGACGGCCAGGCTTGTATAAAGCTCCCGGGCAATGCCCTCCGCGCGGGGCACCTGGGAATCAATGGTGTGCAGGAGCACGCCAGGCTCGTAGCTCATCGGAGCCCCGGTCGGGGAAATCGCATACAAGGTCAGGCCGGATGAGCTGCCAGAAGGAGCAGTCGCAATCTTGAAGGTCGTGGCGTTGGTCACCTCTGTGACGGCGACTCCAGTCACAGCCGACGAGTTCGTGATGAGAGCCCCGACCTCCAGGCCTGAGGTGCTCGTGCAGGTCACTGTTGTGCTGCCGTTGGTCAGAGTGACGTTTTTCAGGACGATCATGCCCGGGAAAAAGTCGACCAACAGGGGCGCGGCCAGGCCGGTGTCCTGCGATGACTCACCCTCCCACCGCACGATGACTCCGGTCGGCACCAGGTCGTCTGTGACTCGCACCTGGTAGCTGCTCAAAATAGAGCCGTCCACGCGGCCAATCCTCAACGCCAGGGGGGTCTCCAAACTGGCGACCCGGACATTGATTGAGGGGGCACTTTCGCCGCTGTAATCCCACCACACGGCCGCGTCGGGTTTCATGGCCAGAACCTGCCGCAGGCACTCTGAAACCGCTGCATCCGCAAACGTGCGCACTTTGGGCGCTACTGTGCCCCCGAGCTCGACCGTGCCGACACTAAACAAATCGGGGGCGTTTGTCGTGGCCATGAAGGCCATGATCCGCGCCCATTCGTCGGCGATCGTTGTGTAGATCTGCCCAGCTGTGCCTCCAGGCCGGAACAGCCATCCGCGCGCCGTCCAAAGTGAGTTTGTGTCGATCAGCCGAGTCGTGGCCGGATAGCCCGCATAAAACGTGCGATTTGAGAGCGTCGTCGTGATGGTCAAGTCGGCTGGTAAAACCACCGTCCCCCCCCCGGTTGGAATCGGAGTTCCGGCTGGATATGTGACGGCAAAACTGTCACCAAAAATCCGGCCGTCAGGATCGCCAATATCAGGGTCCAAAAGGGACAGCTGGTAGAGCTGCTCATCGAGGTGAGACCAGGGGCCGACGACCTTGATCCCGCAGCCGGTGTTAGAGATCGCGCCGAGGCGGGCGCGGCCGACAAAAAACCGCCGCCCCGCACGGTAGATTTCGACCTTGTCATTATGGGCCAGCGGGCAGGCTTGCAGCCGCCGCCGCACCCAGCTCAAATCGGCCTCATCCGGCTGCATGTTTTGCAGTCGCAGAGACGCGAAACTGAGCCCTAAAGAGCGCAGATTCACAAGGTCGCCGTCGTTGATTTTGACCTGATATTCAGCGGTCATCTGCGGCCGGTGATTTCGATGTTGTTGACCCTGCTTTCCACCTCATTGAGAACAGCGGACATCTGCTGAAGTTTGGTCGCGTAGGCACCCAGCACGGAAGCGAGCTTTTGCTCCATTTGAGTGCTGCCAGACTGTAGCCGCTCCATCTCTCCAAGGGCACGCTGAAGGGCCTCCATTCGGGTGGCCGACCCGTTCGCGATGCTGGCGCGCATCCGCTCCACGACGTCCAGCTCTGCTGCGGTGTCGCCTTTGCCATCTCCAAGCGCGCTGCTGAGAGCATTCAGCCCGCCTCGGTAGGCATCCGGACCAGCGCCCTGTGAGCCGACGGCATTGACCATGTTATTCAGGCCCGAGCGCGCGGACTTCACTCCGGCGTCGAGATCGGAGGCGGCTGCCTCCTTTTGTGCCTGCTCCTGTCGCTTCTTGTTTTCCTCTTCAAGCAGACGCTGCGTCTCCGCCTCAGCGCGTCGCCTGATCAGCTCCTGTTCGCGGGCCGTTTTGGCCTCGTCGAGCTGAGCCTCGGCAGATGTGGCGGCTTCGGTCGTCGCAAGCCTCCGTTTGCCCGTCTCAGCTTCACGGGCGGCATCGTCACGGAGCTTTTGGAGTTCGCGCTGGCGCTCCACTTCGGCAGACAGCAGTTCCCGGCGCTTTTTTTCATCCTCCTCGGCATTGCCCGTCGGCTCAAATCCTGGGAGCATTGGAAGACCCTTCATTTTGCTCTGAAGCATGGCCACCTGCGCGCCGTCGATGGCCTTTCGGCCTATGAAGAGATCCTTAACAAAGGGCATTGAATCCAACATGCCGCTGACGGCCCACTCGCGTAAACTGCCCGCAGTGTCTCCGGCATTTGCAGACGCTCGCATTTTCGGGTCTTGCGCGAATGCCAAGGCTTTCTCCAAAGCCGCTCTTTTCCTAATGCCCTCAACCAGCTCTTTTTGCTTCGCAAGCTGCACTTCCAAGCCCGCCACATCCTGTTCACGGTTCTGCTGTTCACCCCGCGCCCCGGCCAGCTTGGTGCCTCGCTCGCTTTGGCGCGTGTTGGCATCCTCAATCGTTCGTTGCAGGGCACGGTCGCGGCGAATGGCGGCATCCCGCACGGGATCTCCTGTGGACACGAAGTCCTCGTCTTCAACCTGGCGGCGGAACTTGATCAGCTCCTGCTCCGCTTTGATCGCGGCGGCCGCTGCCTCAACAGTATCGCGCAGGGCCACATTCCGCTGTTCGACCGCATCACGCTGGCGTTCGAGCAGCTCCGTGAACTGCCGGGCCTGGTCCATGACCTTTTCGTCAAAGGTCAGCTCTCCTAGAATCGGTTTGTTCTCCAGGCCTTTGCTCTGCCTGCCAATGAGGTCAAGCACCTGAGACACGGCCACCAGGCCGACTTGAAGGACACCAGCCGCGCCAGCGCCGAGCCCGAGGCTCATGACCAGGCCAGGGATGTTGTTCATCACGCCCCGCAGACCATACTGCGCATCCTCGATGGCCTGGCCAAGCTGGAGCATACCCATGCCCGCATCACCCTTTTTGCCAGCGGCACGGGTTGCGGCACCTTCTAGGGTTTTGATCTCGTTTTTCAGGCGCGCGACGTCAGCGGCAGCGGCATCAAATGCCGAGGAGCCAGCGCTTGCCTTTTCCAGTTCCGAATTTGCTTGCCTGAGGCTGGCGCGGAGAGACTTCAGATTCGCCTCCAGCTTTGGGACGTCTTTGTCGTCGACCTTGGTCCGGATCGGGATGTCGATGCCTGGGGCAGTGCTCATTCGCAGCTTAGGTCAGAGATCAGGTCTCAAGCGTCCAGGTGCCCCGGGAAGAAATGATGTCCCAGCGGCCGGCAACCACGCACTGCAGCTGTATGCAGGCTCCGAGGGTTGACGAGCCGATGAATTTTCCAAGTCCGCCGTCTGCCCCCCCGACCGTTGTGTTATTAGCGATGACATCGCTGTCTTGAGGGTTCGCGCGAAAGGCCTGTGCGGCCCGAACAAGCAGTGTGGCCCGCAGGCCCTCGGTGGCCGGAGGCAGATTGAGAGTCACAGTCGCGCTCGCGCCGTGGTTGGTGAAAATCATGCTGGATTCAAAGGCCTCGACCGTCCGAGTCGCCGCCGTGACGTTTTCAACGCGTTTCACGGCTGGCTCGAAAAGCTGGAAGGAAAATTTCCGCCAGGCACCGTCAATGATACCTGCGAGGTATCCGGTGAGGCTGGAGGCCGGGGGTTGGTCATCAAGGTAAACGCTCATGATCGTGTGGGTTGTGGTGGCTTAAAAATCGGATTCGTCGGCGACTAGGAGCTGGTCCTCGTCATCAGTGACCAGCACTGGAATGGAGGCTGTGTTGAAGGCGGCGGCTGTTGACCCGGCCTCGTAGATTGATCCGCCCAGCGAATCGCTGATGGTGATATTCAAAGGCACTTCGGCAGGGTCAGAAATCGGTGCGTTTTTCCAGCCCAGGTAAATAAACGGCCTGGCACCTTCGGAGTTCAAAAAGCACCCCACGGAGGACTCCGCCGCAAACGCCGCAACGATCTCGTCAAGATTGTCGACGACCGGATGTGTCAGAGCGATTCGCCCGCCGCCCGCGCTGCCACCTGGGTTAACGACCTCAAATTCTTTCGTGATCAATGATCCGAAGTTGTCGCCGATGACAAATCCAAGTCTTTCGCCCACGGCAAGAGCCCTGCTGATTGAGCCGGAGTAAATTGTTTCTGCCGTGTCGAACACGCCGTCGGCAGCCGTCCCGTAAATCAACGCCTGAGGTGCGTCACCATAGGCTTCGTTTGCCAGCACGGAAACTCCGGCCAGCCCCTCACGGGTGAAATTGTTAAATCCTCCGGCGGTGATTCGGTAGCTGATGCGCACGCCGACCGCGCCGTCCAACTTTGTGCCCGCCAGCGCGACGACGGCGTTGGGAATCTTCCATTCCCGAAACTCGCCAGCCGTGCCGCCCATGAGGTCGTTGCGAAGCCAGATGTCGCCTTCCCAATGGTGCTCCTGCTCGTCCGGGTCGATGTTGCCCAGGCGGCTGAGGAAGTCCATGCGTGCCCATTCGCTGGCGAATTGATAACGGACGGTCGCGTCAAGCACGAGGCGCTGGTTCGCGCGGTCGAAGAACTCGCTCGCATCCCATTCCGCGCCCTGCTGCTGCTGCATGTTGCGCGTGATCTGAATGGACTCATCCAGGGCCTGGCTCATTTCATCCCGATCGTTCCTTGCGGGATTCCCGATGAGCCAGAACGGATCGCGGTCGGTGGTGATGAGTCGGACTCTCATGACAGGAGGGCAATGGAGGTTTCGAGATTGTCCCATGCCTGGCGTGTGCAGGCGGTCTGCAAGGCAGCTGATCCCCGCTCGACAACAGGCGGCACGGAGACGGGCGCTTCTGTGACGGCCGTGCGCGCTGGGGAAGTGTAAAGATGATCCTGCCGGGCCTGCACTTTCTGCGCGGCAGTTTCACGGCTGGCAGCCGCACGGCTTTGGCCGGAGTAGAGATGCTCCTGCTCGGCGGTATCGCCGGTCGCCGCGTCGCGCTTTGCTCCTGCTGCCTCAGCGCGTGCCTGCCTCGCCTGGGCTTCGAGGTCCTCAGCCTCCTGACGAGCGGCGCGCCGCTCTTTGCCGGTCAGGCTGGCCACGTGGGCGCGGGCTTGTTTGGCGCGGGCTTCCAGCTCCTTGGCCTTGGCCTCTGCCTGACGCTTTTTCTCCTCGGCCTCGCGTTGTTTCTGCGCGGCCTGCCGCTGCTTTTCGGCCTGGTATTCTGGCGAGCCAACGCGGCGTTTTGCCTGAGACTTGGCATCACCGGCGGCGCGGTTGTCGGCGCGACCACGGGAGCGGGCCGCTGGGCTGTTGTTGTCGTAGAGGCCCTCGCGGTCCGTGGTCTGCGCCTTGGTGCTTTTGCGGTCGGTCGCCGAGGCCGATGAGTGCAGCCCGCCGCGCGCCACTCGCCCGGCCTGGCTGGCGCGATCCCGTGCGGCTTTGTCGGCCGCGCGTCCGCGTGCCTTCCCCGCTTCGCTCTGTCCGCCGTAGAGCCCCTCGTCGCGGCCGTTGGTGCGGGCGGCGCGGGCCTTGCGATCATTGCCAGCCTCGCGGTCGGCGCGGTCGCGCGCGGCCTGGGCCGGTGAACGGCCGTTGTAGAGGTGCTCCTGCTCAGCCTTGCCGCCGCGTGCCTTGCGGTCCTTCGCGCGGGCCTGCTTCGCCTCTTCGCGGCGCTTCGCCGTGGCCTGGCGTTTGGCTGCGCGCTCATCAGTCTTGAGCACGCGCGCCACACCTGCGGTCTTCGATGGTTTTTTGTCAGTCATGGTCGTCGGTCTTCTCGATCCCCAGGACCTGCTGGCCGTAAGGCTGACCGAAGTCGGTCACATAGGTAACGCGCACCTCAGTTTCGCGGCCGGTGTACTCGCCCTTGGCGCCACGGCAGTGCTCGCAGTCATCCAGGCCGTTCGGATGCTCGCCGGTTGCCTTGCAGCCCTTGCAGGGCTGGAACTCGCGCAGCTCAAGAACATCACCAGGAGCGAACCGACCGACACGAATCTCGAAGGTCTTCGAGCCGTCGAGGATCGCGCCGAAAAATTCCGGCCATGTCTTGAGTCGATGACGCGTCATGGTGGTAATGATCAGGCGTCAGGGTCGGTCGTGGTGACCAGGAGATGCGTCCGCGCTCCGGCGGCAGGTGTGGGATCAGTCAGCCAGGTCAGATCGCCCACCACGGTGTCGGCCGCGTTGAACGTGTTGGACTGCGGCTGAAGGACGGCCCCATACGCGCGGATGAAGGCTGCGCCATCCTTGCTGTTCAGCTTCATCTCGCGGCCCAGGCCCGACTTGCGGCCGCCCAGCGGGATGCCGGTGAAGCGAGCCTCGCGCACCAGCGCCTCGCTGATGTTCATGACCTTGGCCTTGGCCTCGACGCCATAATTGGTGATGGTCACATCACGAAGGCCGTCGCGGTTGCTCATCATCTCCACCAGGGTGGACTTGGGAGTGAGCGTGACACCGCCAATGGTTTCAATGTCATCCCAGGCGGAGGCTGTGCCCTTCGACCAGGAGAAATCCCAGCCCGGGGTGATTTCGTTGTCAGGGTCCCAGCCGGTGTCATTCCAGGCCGAGGCCTCCAGCGTGGCCAGGTCGTCGATGTCCGCGCTGTCACCGGTCAGGGGGATGATGCCGTAGATGGTCACCTCGCCCAGGATGGTCTTGCCGATCTCGCAGGTGATGGCGGGCTCGCCATAAACGAACGCGGAGCTGAGCCGCCGCCGCTGGCCGTCCATGGTGTGGATGTCGAGCAGCTTGTCTGTCGCACCGATGATGCTGCTGCCCGGCCGGGTCGCAAAGGCGGCCCCATGAGTGAAGAGCTTGGCAAGCCCGGCGGCCGTGAAGCTGGTCGGCTTGAACTTCACGACGGCAAGACGAGCCGTGACAATCTGGGAGCTTTCGCCGTGGACCAGGTCCGGCAGCATCACCAGCGTTTCTTGGATCTCGAAGGAGATGCCGTCGCTGGAAAAGAGCGGGACAGGCGTGCCGGTCGGATCAAAGGTGACCTTGCCGGGAGTCTTGACAATGTGGCTGCGGTTCAGGCTCATAAGTGCGGTGTGGGAATGCAGCCGCATTGCACCATCACAGCACGGGCGTGTCATCGCCCCTGAACCACCCGTTAGCCCGCCGAGACCGTCACCGTCAGCTCGTCCACTAGGCTGCCAACATGCCCAGGCTTTGATGCAGCCGCACGCAATGTGTGCGTGCCCGGAGGCAGGCTGATTCCGGCCGGCTCATAGATCCGCGCGGCATCATTCGCACGACCCGGATATGAGCCGTCCTGCGTCCAGTAAATGAGCGCGCCGGTCGTTGGGCATGTGATGGTCACAAGCCCGCCTTCAGCCTGGCTGATATTTGGAGCGCCAACCATGGGTTTGAGGGGCCGCCGCAGATCGGCGACCATCGTGACGTTATAAACGACCTTTTGTGTCACGACGGCCTCTGGAACCGGCAGAATGCTCTTCAGCCGCAGAGGGCTGAAGTGTGAGAAGACCTGATGACTGAGCAGCTCGGCGACGGTCAGGGCAAAAGATTCTGCGCCATGTGGCCAGCAGCCATCGGCTCCGCCATTGACAAGGATATTCTCATGGACCTCGATGACCAAGGTCAAGCTGCCCGATAGAGCGCGGTTGGAGCTGTTCACCTCGGCCACCTCGGGCATGCCGACGATGATGCTGATGCCCTTGCGGCCGTTGCGGCCCTGAAGCCCGGACAAAGCCTGCTGAAGCTTCGTCTGAATGCCTGCTGCCTCGGCGGCCGTACGCGGTCTCACGCGAGCGATCATAGCGCATTGGATGGGCGTCTCATCCGCGTTGAGGATGTCGGCCTCACAGGAGGCCAGATAAGTTTCCACATCGGTCTGGAATTGTTCGAGGTCATTCATAATCAGGAGGAGGTATAGACGGCGGAACGAAGCATGCGGATGTAAGCCTTGATGCCTTGGGCGGCAGCGTCGGCAAAGTCTTGGTCAGGAGGTAGAAGCGAGCGGTCCTGCCGCTGCTTCACCTGTTTCTTGAGCCAATACAGCACCCGATCACGAGAGCCGTCCGGATCTGGCTGCACCAGCGCCATGCGGCCCCGGCCAAAAAAGGCAACGCGCAAGTCGCCGAACGTGCGAGCGCGGCGGCCATAGGATTCGGCAGCGGCCGGGATGGTCAGATACTTGCTAGACCTCGGGGTGATAGTCAGATCCCCAAAGGCGCGGCTGATACCCGGGCTAACCACGGTGACAATGGCAGCGTCCTGAGTGCCCCTGCTGGTGACGGTTTCGGCCGCGCGGGCCAGGTGGCCCGTTGGACTCGCCCCCAGGCGGCGGGCCGTGTCGTGCCTGGTCCCAGCCAGGACGGTCAGGTGCTGGCGGGTGAGCTGCTCAGCATAGGTGCCGATGCTCTGATGGAGCGCGCCCTTATCAGTCAACGAAGACCGGAGGCGGCCGAGCAGCTTGATCACCTGCTCGTCACCGCTGACGTTCACTTCAAAGGACAGACTCATGGAGCGGTGGAAAGAAGGCCTGCAAGGAGCTTGCAGCGGCTGCGGAGTGTGACACAATTCAGTGCTCCTTCTCGCTTGCTGGCGGCAGCATAAGGCGAGGAGGTCGGCGTGAGTGGCCGCCCGCTCATAGACCGATTATCCAGGCCTTGCGCCTTCACCCATGTGACGTCTTTGCGCATGATGTCGAAGGCCTCACCATCCTTAACTCTAGTCACCACAAGCATGGCCTTTTCCTTCTTGCCGTGTGGTTTGTAAATGCGGGCGTAGTTTCTCCGCCATTCTCCATTTTGCTGGCGGCCTGACTCGGCTCCACTCATCACGGTATGCAATGCCCAGGCCAGATGAGTTTTACGGCGCTCGCCCTCCGCACCCATCTTGTCCAATTTGGCTTTGAGCGACTGCCCGAAACGGATACTGTCGCCATGCTTGCTCTTCACGGCCACGCCCACCTCTAACAGGAAATCAGCCTGAGCCACTGACATCATCTTGGGCGGCAGATTGAGCCTGCGTGTGATCCAGCCCAGCAGCGCAGCCGCACGCGGATTTTTGGTGCGGGCATTCATCAGCACCTCCGCCAGCGTGGCCACGTCATTGCGCAGCTTGCGCGCAGCCTCGGCCTTGAGCTGCCTTGCCTTGGCCAGGCGCAGCCACTCCCCGTCGTCTTCCAGGTCGTCAAAGGCATCCAGGATGTCCTTGGGAATACCTTTGCCCTGGGCCTTGAGGCTGGCGCGCAGGGTGGACGGCATGGCGGCCGCCTGGTCCTCAGGGGCGATGACTCCAATGGTCAGGGCCTCCCCGCGTGATACTTCGCGCAGGCCCATGCCTGAGCCGAAGGCAAAGGGAGGAAAGGGGTTGCCGAGCGTGTCGGTGTAACCACCCTCGCCAGCACCCAGGGCGGCCCAGACGGCCGCGCCTTTGAGCGCAATCATGCGCGTGTTCTTTTCGTAGAGTTCGCCACCGGCGGCCACCCAGCGGGATTCCCAGTCATCGCCCGGCTTGGTGTCGAGCTGCCCGTTTCTCCGCACGAACCCGCGCGGCGTGGTCCTGGGGGCGATGCGCACCAGCTCAAAGCATGGGAACTGATACCGGCGCTGTTCGTCCTCCGTGGTCCTCTTCACAAAGGCCGCGTTGGTCACCATGCGGTAATTCGTTGTGATGGTCAGCTCCATGCGGCGCTCGGAGCTGAGATCCCGCAGCGTGCCACGCAAAGCCGGTGGAATCGTGCCAGGAGGGTCTTGGGGGAAGCCACCCTGCTCGGGGTCATAGCCCAGGGCGCGGTAGACTTCCGTCAGGACCAGTTTCGCGTCCGCCACATTGGCCTGGCCCTGGATCATTTCCGCCAGCACGGCCGCCAGCACCTGCAGGGGGCGCAGCTGGGTCATTCGTGCTGAAAAAAGCGCCGCGTTTTTCACCTCGGCCGCCAGCTCGCGCAGGCCATCACTGCCCAGCGCCGTGGGCACCAGCTTTTTCTCGCGCAGGATACGCAGCGCGTCTTCAAGAGGGACTGGCGTGGTGAAGGTCATGAGGCGGGCGGTTTAGTCACACGCCGTCCTGGCAGCGGTAACGACGCGGGCGGGCGTTGATCGTCGGACCTGGCTGGACTGACTGCACCGGGGGTGCCTCGGGTGTTTCGGCCTGGTCCACGACGAGTTCACAGCGGGCCACGGCGGTTAGCTCGCGCTCGTCGATGCCCTGTTGCGTGCGCTCGTCCTCAGTCAGGTCCATGTCCAGGCGGCCCTTGGCCTCGCGGATGATCATTCGGCAGGCCAGCGCCTTGAGGCTGGCCGGAATCTTCGTGGTGTCCGCATCGACCTTGTTGGTGCTGCAGGAGCTGACCTTGTTACGCACCCGGGCAATGACGTCCGCCGTGATCGCGTCAACGGGATCGTCCTGAGCCGGGTCGGTGGCAGCACTGCGGAGCGCGGAGACCAGCGGTGCCATTTTTGTGCTGAGCAGGTCCGCTTCGGTGATGTTGATCCAGGGCATGGCGTAAAAATCGTTGGCGGTTGGACGGGATCACATGTCAGAAACCAGCGAGGCGACATTGGCCAGGCGTTCGGACAGGCGGCGCTCGCGATCCAAGGCCGCAGCCAATTCCGAATCAGACTTCGCAAGTCTGTCGCTGTAAATCTTTCTTGCCGCTCGCTCGTTTTCGAGTTCGCCCTTCAGGTCATCAACCTCTTTGTGCAGTTGCGCGAGGTCCTTGTGAATCAGCCGGTCGCGATCCTGGATCAGCTCCGTCTCATGCTTGCGGACTCGGGCAAGCTCATCTTGCAGTCGTTCAATCCGCCCAGCGGTAACAGCGGCAGCGGCTGTGACATCAAGCAGACGTGCATTCAAATCGTCCCGCTCAGCAGTGAGCGTGGTAATGTCCGGGGCTTGCTTGGTGGTAAGCTCGGCTGCCAACGGATGAGGCTTGGCGGCATCACCAAGCCGCCGCTGAAACCACTTGATGAAGTCTTCCGCAAGAAAACGCCATTGGCGGACTTCGTGCTCAAATCCTGGCGACAGTACTTTTCCAAGCCACATCGTTTGACCCGGAGGCGATTCTCCTGGCTTCAGGTCCGGACGATAGTTGCCGAATGAATCGTGCAGAAACTCCGCGACGGATTCTGTGCTGATGAGGATGACGGTGACGGCTGCGTTCATGCTGGGTAGTTCAGGAAAGGGTTGGACTGGAGTTGGCAGCCTCCAGCCCGGTTGATGTCGCGCCTGCCTGCCAGCATGAGGCGCATTCCTTCGGTGGGGTAGCTGGATCAGCTCAGGGTGATGCGGCGGGCCAGAGTGGGGGCGACATCCTGGATGTCCTCGCTCCAGTCGACCTGATACATGTCGGAGCTGCGGCTGTTGTCGCGATACTGCTTCACGCTGTCCACGCCGCCGCCGACCGTTTCAAAGGTCTTGAAGGCGGAGGGGTCATAGAGCGAGGGGTTGTCCTGCCCGTAGAAGATGATGACCTCGCCGCCGACGATGTTCGTGGCGGACTTGTCCGCGCCGAACTTCTTGCTGTCCTTGCTCAGCACGCCGATCTCGATCTGCATGGAGGGATTCAGCAGCATGGGCTTCATCTTGTCCGTCGTCATGGCGATCAGCTCGGCACCAGGCTGGCGGGCCTTGACCAGGGTGTGATCAATGAAGACCGCCCAGGCGGAAAGACCGAAGACGATGCGGTTGGGCATGATGCCCGTCTCATCGCTGATGGCCTTGATCTGCTCATTGAGCTGAGCCACCGGATCAACGGCGGCGTTCGACCACACGCCCTTGCCTGCGACGGCGGTCAGCGAGGCAAAGACCTTGGCGAAAACCTTGGCCTCATGGCTGAGGGTGGCGGCGGAGACGAGCGTCTTCACCTTGGCCTCCTCCAGCAGCCTGTCGTTGTCACCGGCGCGCTTGCGCTCGGCATCGTCGATGCCGATCTTGAGCGCCTGAGGCGTGCAGTTGTAGTAGGGGTCGGAGTCCGCGAACTCGATGGTCCTGGCCTCGCCGCCCATTGCGCGGGCGGTGTCGTAGACCTGGAAGGCGTTCTTGTCAGAGAACTTCTTGAACTGGCCGTAGCTGCCGCCCGTGGGGACACGAGGGGCGATGAAATCCGCAAGCTTGCGGGAGAGGTCCTGAGAAATGCCTTGGGCATAGTTCGTCAGGCGCATGTTGGTCTGGGCAGTGTTGCTCATTGGAATGAAGGCGTTGAAGTTGCGTTGCTGATGTTTGTGAGCGGCGGCCCGGCATCTGCCGGACCGCCTGTTGAGGTGGGTTAGGCTTCAGCCGTCCAGGTGCCAGCGTAGGAGATGGCGTCCCAGGTCCCGGCCGTGATGCAGACGATGTGGATGCGCTCGCCAATGGCGTCCGCGACGATGTATTTGCCAGCGGCCTGCTGCACGCCGGTGGCGGGCAGGGCGATGGTTTCCGTGCCGTTCGGATCAACGCGCAGCTCCTGCGCGGCCTCGACCTCGAAGATGAACTCCAGGCCAGGAACGGCGGCGGGCAGCACGAACGCGGCGGCGGCAGATGCACCGGCGTTGGAGACCACGGCACCGCTCTGAGCAGCGGTGAGAGTGGCACCGTCCGTGTCCACCACGACCTGGCGGCCGCTGAAATACGGCGTCAGGAGAACGGCCTCGATGAGTTCGTTCGCCGTGCCGGATTCCTGGGCCTCGGCCACGATGCGGGCGGAGGTGGAACCGTCATGCGCCTTCACCGTGCCGTTGCTGGTGAGCATCAGCTTGGTGCCGCGTGCGACGGTTCCCGGGGAGGCGCTGAGCTGCACCGGCCACGTGCCGGGCGAGCCGCCGGAACACACCGCCACGTCAGCGGCGGTGGTGCCGTCCGTGTGACCGACGATGAGCGCCCAGGGCAGCGCGAGGGCGGAGGCGACGAGCATGCCGTCGCTGGTGATGAAACGGCCGACCTTGTCGGCGAAGGTCTCACCCGGAGTGATGGAGAGAAGCGCAAGAGCGCGAAGTTGCTTTGACATAAGAGTTGGTTTCTGGAGTTCCTAGGTTCTGGGTTAGGCGGCAGCAGAAGCGGCGCGGCGGCGGTTCGTGACCGCCTTGTGCGCCTCTTCGTAGGTGCACTGCTTGCTGTTCTTGTAGTCGAGGACGTCGGCGTGAAACGCCGCCTCGGCCTTGGCTTCGTCATCAGCCCCCTTGCTGAGCGTCTTGTCCGTGCCGGGCGTCGGAGCGCCCTGACGGTTGTGGAGAGGCGCGGCGGGCGCAGGGGCCGACTTGCCACGAGCCATGATGGCCAGGGCGGCGGGCCGCTGATCCTTGTTCGCCAGCATGGGCGTGAGCAGCTTGCGCTGCTCGCTGTCGGTGATGCCGTGCTCGTCGAGATCACGGTTGACGAGCTGGATCTCCAGCTCGGTGACGCGGCTGTTCATCGCGTCCGTCTTGCTTTTGTGGGCGGCGCAGCCGTTGGCGATCTGGTCGTCAGTCGCTTCCGGTGGCAGACCCAGGAGCTTCAGCAGCTCGGCCTTGTAGTCCATGTCGGTGGGTGTGTTTGGGTTTGGGTTTGCCGTTTGCGCACGGCGGTTCGTGAGAGGCTTCTGGCCCCTCAAATTGGGATCGTTGGTGAGCGCGATGACGCTCAGCCTTGTCACGCGAAAACGGCCGTCGCCCAGGTCGACCAGGCCTTCGCGCGGGAAACACGGTGAGTTGAACTTGTAGACCTTGCCGTTCACCAGGGTGGCTCCTTCCGGGGTGAATTCAGTCAGCACCCACAGGCCGTCGTCCCGCACCTCGGCGCGCTGCCCCCAGCCCACGGCCGCCGTCCTCTTCTCCGCGTCCATACTTTCATGGTCCACGTCGATGCGCGAGTTCGGCACGTTGATCGGATAATGCGCCGCCATGGCCTCGCAGCCTTCGCGGTCGATGACCTGGATGATTCGCTCCTTGCCATCGGCGGACGTCCACGGGTGCTCTCCGAAGGGACAAACGTGCATCCAGCGGGTGACGCCGTCACCGGCCTCCATGGACATGCTGTTGAGAATGTGCGTGTCAGTCTTCATCGTCTTCTGCGGAAACTTCGTTGCCAAGCGCGGCCGCCAGGACGGCCTCCCATGCCTTCACCGTTTTTTCCCCGCCGCCCACTTTGGCGGCCAGGCCTGGAAGGTCCGCCTTGAGCTGCTCCAGACGTGAGCGGAATTCCTCGTCGCTCAGATCTTCGGTGATGAGGTTTTGCAGCCGGGCTGCAAGCTCCGTGCAGTCGGCCTGCATGGCTTCGTCAATCATCTCCAGGGCATCCTCCAGGAAGTCGCCGTCGATGTCTTCGGTCTCGGCCGGCACTGGGGCCGCATGGGCGGCTCGGTTGCCAAGCGCAGGGGTTGCAGCCGCAGGCGCCGCCGACACCGGATAACCGGTCTTCTCAGCCAGCCAGCCGCTTTCCACCTGATACCCGGCGGTCTTGAGCGTCTGCACGTCCTTCACGACCTCGCCAACGTCGGTTTCCTCATTGGCCAGGATCTCGAAGTAAGCCAGGGGTGGCTGGCCCGGATGGGCCTCGGCCAGCACGGCCAGGTCAAACTGCCGCTGCAACGTGGAGGTGATGCGGCGCGCCAGGGCACGAGCCACGCGCAGGAAGGTGTCGCTATGCGCGCCACCGGCGAGCGTGCCGCTGCCGCTCTCCGCGAGCATGGTGAGCTGGCCGCTGGTGATGGCCATGACAATCTCCTTGTCCAAGGCCTCCTGGTAGGCGCGAAAAGGTGCAACGCCGCGCGCCCCGGCGTCCAGGGTCTTGATGTCGCTGCCATGGGGGAGCGTGCCGCGTGAGTCGCTGATGACCTGGTCGGCGAGCGCCTGGTATTCAGCCTCCCTGCCGCTCGGCACGTTCTGAGGCATGATCGCAAAGATCGAAGGAATGCCGAAGCTCTCAATGAAGCCGTCCTCGTCTTTCCGCCCGAGCTGCTTTCGGACAAAGGCAATCAGGGCGATTTCATTGATCGGGTCGTCGATCTCGCGGATCACGAACTTGGAAGTGTCGATCGCTTCGCCCTTGATGGAGCCGGGCCGGGCATCCCGGTTGTATTCCCAGGCACCATTGAGGCCGTTGCGGCACCAATACCATTGCTCGACCGGCCTCAGCTCTGTGACGGTCTGGCGGCCGCCGGAAAGACCCACGATCTTTTCCAGGTGCGCAAAGCCGCGAAATTCGGCCAGGCCCAGGAACTCAATCGCCTCGCTCAGGTTTGCGATGGCATCATAGGCCGTGCGCAGGGTCACCGCCTGAGCGTTGGCCTGGTCTTCGGTGTAACCAGCAGGAAGGCGCGCCTTGTCGACCTTCTTGATCTCCCAGTCCATGGCGCTGACGGCGGAGAGCAGCGAGCGCTTGCCGCCTCTCAGCGTGGCATCACGCTTTTCGATGTAGCGAAACAGCCATTGCAGGTCGGCATAGGCCCCGCGCTCGCCCTCTTCCAGATAGGACACCGCCCGCGACATGGTCAGGCCGCGCAGAGGGTTGAAGAGGTCGCGCCATAGGTTTGCGGACTTAACGTGGACCTGCATGGTCAGACTGGCGACCACGGTGCGGGCCATGTTCGCCGCCTGCCCGGCCGGGGCGGCGACGTAGCGGTTCCAGATTTGGCGGAGCGGTTTCAGCACGCCGCATGACACCATCACCAGCACCGCTCGTCGCCCACCCTCAACCACCCGTTAGCACCGGAGAATCCCCCCGGGAAATTTGCACCGCATTTGCACCGTCCGCCTCTCGGCCTCCGGCGCGACCGGGTGACCAGGTGGGCAAGGGCCGGTCTGGGTCCCTTCGGACCGGCAAAACGGCCGTTTTTGGCATTCCGGGGGTTTCGCCCTGGCCCGACAGGCATTTTGCACGGCGTTTGCACGCTGTTTTAGGCCCTAAACGGGGGGTGGGAGCGGTATTGACCCGTCCGGACCCGCCCAAAGCGGCAAAAGGGGCCTTTCCGGCGGTCACCCTGGCAGGCCACGAAAACGACGCGCCAGGCCACGGGTTGCGGCACGCATCCAGGATTCCTCCGTCGGCTTGGGCAGGGGGTGGGGAGGCGGGGCATCCGGCAGGCCGTCCAGGTCAATCTCGGAGCTGAGCGCGGCGGACCAGAACATGTCTCCGTGACTTGCCGCGTTCAGCGGGTTTGCCGTCGTGGTAAATGTGATCTGGCTGCCTTCGGTCTTCTTCTGCACGCTGAACACGTCCATGGCCACGTCATCATGCCCGGTCGCGAGACGGCGGTCGCCGGTTTGCAGCTGCGTCATGATGCGTGTGCCCATGCGGCTTTTGTTGCCGACGGTGAACGGCACGCCGATGAACCGGCCGCTGTAATCCTGGGAGGCCTCCCAGGTGATCTGTTTGCCAAGGCCCGTGGCGTCGCCAGCGCCCTTCATGCCCGGCGTGTCCAGGAAGTAGCACAAGGCCGTCTTCAAGAAGTGCCAGTCTTCCGTCTGCGTCGTCAGCAGGGCGCGCTGCTCATAGGTGTCGCCGACTTTCTGGTCGATCCAGAATGAACCAAGGTCACCTTTGCCGGAGGCGGCCACGTCAAAGCCGACACGCCAGTGAGCGGGCTTGCTCAGCACTCCGCCAAAGCGCTCCGCCAGCCATTCACGCATGAGGCGGACACGCCGCTCCTTCCCGGCATCGGCCGCGCCAAAGCGATCCTTCACCCAGGCATCCGCCACATGCTCACGGGCAATCACCTGGTCCCTGCGCGCCTCGATGACTCCCCACGGCACGATGCTGTTGCCGGAGTCAGCGGGGTTGCACTCGAAACGCTCGGCAAAGATGGCCGGTGTAAGTGCGCGGCGGCGGCAGTCGGCGAGGAACTCTTCACGAGTCATGTTTGTTCCGGCCCGGTCATTGATCTTTTCAACCAGGCCCTGCTCAATCACGTCGTAAATGGTGATCTTGCGGCAATGCCATCCCGAGCCGGGCGCACGGGCGATCTTGCCCAGCACCTGGTTAAACCAAGACCCCATGCCGTTGTGAGCGCTCCAGACGTGGTAATCATATCCGAACTGGATACGGGTGGAGAGAGCCGCGTGCATCTGCTCCTGGTGCTCATGGAAAGCAGCCTCGTCCCATCGCACGTCACCTTCAAAGGTTTGGATGGCCCATGGAGAGGACGAAAACAGGATGATGCGCGAGCCTCCATCAAACTTGTAGATGCCCACCTTTTCCTGCACGGCCACCTTGCCGCCCTTGCCATCATCCTTGTGGACGGTGATCCATTCTTCGCCGGTGGAGATGACGTGACGCCCCAGGTCATAGACTGCAAGCCACTGGTCGATGTAGCGACCAAACTCAACGGCACCGTTCCAGTTCTGTGTCGTGAACAGGCAGTCGCGGCGCGGATTCATGAGGCGCTTGCGCACATCCTTCAGGGCCATGATCCAGGACCAGCCGCAACGGTTGCACTTCTCCGTGTATTGATACCTGGCATCGTTCATGACTCCCTCCACCTGCAACGGCAGCAGATAGCGTGAGAGCCCGCTTTCGCTCTCGATGTCGGGCGCGGTTTTAATGAGCATGTCAGGAGGCGGTTGGTTTGGTGGCCTTCTTCACGCCGAGGATCATCTGGTCCATCTCCTCCATCAGAGCCTTGCGCGTGGCCTCGTCCATGCCGCCGCTCTTCAGGGCTTCCTTGGTCTTCTCGGCGGCCTTCTTCGCGGCCTCGGCCTGAGCCTCCAGCGCTTCAATCTTCCGGCGCTGCATTTCGATGACCTCATCCTTCTGCGCGATGGTCTTGTCACGCTGCTCCAGCTCCTTGCCCTTCACCTGCATCTTGTCCACGTGCTGCTGCTGGCTGGCCTGAAGCTCGCGGTGGCGTTGGATCACGGAGGCCACGGTCGCGAAGGTCTTGGCGTCGCCCGACTTGGCCGCCCGGCTGATGAACACGGCCTCGCCGATCTTGGGGATCAGATCCGGGTCGGTGCCCATGCCCGCGAGCTGCTCCTGCAGGGAGGCAATGTCGTTGTCCCAGGCGGCGATGTCCTGGCTCATCTTATACCACGAGCGCCACTCGCTCAGGCTCGAATCATTGGTCCGCACGCCGTTGTTCGAGAACAACCAGGCCACGCCCTCGGCGAGCGTGTGCTCACGCAGGAAGTCGAAGAGCGCGGCCTGGTCATCGTCAGGCAGCACCTTGAGCACGGAGGATGGATGCGGTTTGCGTGCCATGGCGTCAGGCGTTTGGGTTGGCGGACTTGCCCGCGTCAGTCAGGGACCACATGTCACACTCCATCTCCGCGTTGTAGGAGCTGGCCAGGAAACCCTGGCCCTGATTCCAGACCACGGCCGCCTGGACGTCGACGGCGCGGGCTGAGGGATCAAGGGTGCGGCATTGAGCAATCAACGCTGCCTCGCTCCACCGGCGTGATGGCGCGGCGCGCATGATTTCGCGGATGACGGGACGGAGGGCGATGGAGGCGGCGGTCATGGTGGTTAGGAGCGGGGTGCGGATTTGCGGAAGACCTGGGACCAGAGGGCTTGGATCATTTCCCACAGGTGTTTGATCCGGTCATCGAGGCCCTTGATGGCCTGGGCATGGCCTGCCGTGCTTTCGGCGAGCGGGTTGAGTCTTTGGTGGATGTCCTTCAGCTCCTTCAGCGTCGCCTGGGTCATTCTGGTTTCCATCTCCGACAGTGCCGACAGGATTCTCTCCTGCCGTTCATGGCCGGCCGTGATGATCTCGGCAAGGCGAGATGAATGCTCGTCATGCTGGCGCAGGTTTTCACGGGTGCGCGCCTCCATGTCCGCACGCAGCTTATCAAGAGCCGTCTGCCGCGCGAACTCCGGCGCGTGCGTCACGGAGGCGTCCACGGAAAGCGGCTGCTCGATGCTCAGCGGGTCTTTCTTGGTGCCCTTGCGCGCAAACAGCACGCCCAGAGACCCGCCGAAGACGAAGGCGAGCATGATCAGGAAATTCTTCACGAAGTCAGCGGGCACGCTGCTGATGTCGGTGGTGGCTTGGGCGATCATGTGACTAAAAGATTTGAGCGGCTTCGATCCAGGCGGCGTGCAACTGCTCGCGAGTCATCCCCAGGGCAGCGGCAAACGTCAGCACGAGCGGGTTGTTCGCCTCGAACACGGACGCCTCATCCCAGTCGATCTGAGCAAGTGCACGGGCGTTGGTGTCAGCGATGTTGGCAATCAGCTGAGGCACCGCTTCAAGCAGGCCTCGTGAATGCAGCCACCGCTTCAGCTGCCGCCTGGTCACCGGCGGCGGCACGTTGTTCGCCGCCTGCTCCTCAGTCCATAGCTGCAAGGCTGCTGCATGCGTTGCCTCCAGGTCCTCAGCGCTGGGAGGCTCAAGGCCGTCATCAAACGTAACGTCGGCCATGGCGGGACCGCGCGCAACGTGCGGCCGACCAAAGGCAAGACGGATGTGGTCGGAAAGAGTCATGTCAGAATGGAGAAAGCGGGATGGCGACCAGCACGGTTCCGGCCTTAAGGACGCTGCTGTTCGCGCCGCCCGTCTCGGTTGCCGCACGCAAGTAGAGGTTTGTGTCCGCCCCACCGTTTTCGACAAAGCCAAACAGAATGAACGGTCGGGCCGTGGTTCCAGGGCCGGTCAACGCGCCCGCAGCAATTGCATTGTAGGCTGTTCCCACATTGACGGCGTTTAGGGTGTTGACGCCGATGAAATTGACGCTGCCGAAGACCACGCTGCTGGGTGCGACTGACGCATTCAGGCTGACATACATGCCTTCCGTGGTCGTGTTGCTGGTGTGAGGACCAAACGCGAACACCAGATAACGGCCGTAGGCCTTGAGCGGCACTGTCAAAATATTCGCAAGCGCTGTGCTGGTCAGTGATGCATCATTGGCAAGACGCGCAAACTGCACGCTCTCGGGCTCCACCAATTCAGGCACAGATCCGACTGACAACCGAGCAAATTGAGAAAACGCGGTAGGGACCAGAGCCCGCCAGATGTTGCCGTCAAAATATCCCATGGAGCCGATGGCCTGGTCAAGCAGCTGCAAGACATCCGCGCGGCTGCTCAACAATCGGCGATACGCGTCCACTCCGGTGATCGTCGTGGTGGCTGAGAAGGCGCCGCCCGAACTCACATCCACTGGTGGCACGACTCCGGCGGGCTGCGTCAGCGTCACCACATTTCCGGAGCGGCTTGCAGTGAGCCCCAGCACGCCATGGACAGCAGTAGTCAACGCTTGTGCCGCATCATCTGCTGTGACACCTGCCGTGACCCCCATGGCAATCAGCACACCCTCCGATGGAGCCGCCGGAGCATTGCCGCCGGAATCAACGTTCCACCACGCCCGAACAATCGCAGTGGAGCTGACGGGGATGTCAATGTAAGAACCGTCGCTTGCACCGCTGAAAGTCAGCTCTGTCACCTGCGCTACAGCGGGCACCAGGCTTTCAATGCCCAGGTTGATGCGGGCTGCTGCCGCGTTATCCGCACCTGTGCCGCCCTCGGCCACGGCAACAGGAGTCACCAGCCCACCGAGCGTGCTGAGGTCAAAAAGATTGTTCCAGGTCGCCGCGCCGACCAGCCGCCATTGCAGCATGGTGCCGTCCACCTGGAGTTCGGGGGCCGCGCCATCGTCACCGGCAGGGCCAGTCGCGCCGGTGGCTCCAGCGGCCCCTGTCGCCCCGGTGGGGCCGATGAGAGTGGCGAGGGCGATCAGATTGATCCAGGACGCCGCTCCTACAACACGCCACTGGATGTGCGTGTCATTGACGCGCAGCTCAATCTCCGCCCCAGGCAGCCCGCGCGGAGGGCTGACCTGGACGGCCGCGACGCGTGGTGCCGTGGATGGCTGCTCGACAGTGACGAGCTGCTCGGCAGAGCGCACAACGATGGTGGAGACGGCGGACATCAGGTGGGCTTGGTGATGATGTCCTCGACGATGAATTCACCGACCAGCCACGGGCCATGGCGGTCGCCGTCTTTTGCCGTGACCAGGTCCCAGCGGTATTTGCCGACACTCAGGGCTTCCGTCTGGGCGGCTGTCAGGGCGCTAATGGCGATGACGCCGGGATCTTCCACGTCGGTCGACACAACGGCCGTCAGCTCGGCGATGATGTCACCACCCGGCTTTTTGCGGACCTGGGCAAAGGCGGTGCAGCCCGTCAAATCCGACGGTGCACCGGCGGAATCAAAGAGCTCCAGCCTGAGTCCTTCCCAGGACACGCCGCGCCGGAGGGTGATGTCATAGCGACCAGGTGTCATGATCAGGCAGGGCGGTAGAGTTCAGCGGCGGCCTTCCAGTCTTTCACCGTGGCGTCTTCGAGATGCGGAGTTTCCCAGCTCAGTCGGCGCAGGCCATGTTTTGCGGCGATCTCGTGATAGGGCTTGTAAGCCTTGTCGCTCCAGTCGGCCTCGTGCAGGCCAGCAGCCTTTGACGGCACCAGCGGCACAAAGTCCACGGCAAGGCCATACTGGTGCATTGACTGCCCACCTTTGGCGTTGGTGACCTTGGGCTTGCCTCTGTTCACCGTGCGGCCGATGGCATAGAGTTCGTCCTGGCGCTTGGACGTCCTGAGGCCTTCGTAAATGTAGGGCTGCAAGCCAACGGCGCGGCAGTCGTTGAGCCAGGCCTCGACACGTTTGCGGAAGACAGGCGCGAGTGTCTTGAGCTTTTCGGCGGTGATCGAGTAAGCGGTGGTGAGTGAAATCATGGCGGTATGGAGGGGAGGTGCCGTGGCAGGTGCCGGGTGCCCACGGCGGAAAACGCGCCGCCCGTCGGCGCTTGCGTGTGGATCAAACTCAATCCAGGAGGGCATTCAGGGTCCAGGTCCCTGCGCCGTTCGGATCAATACCCGCACGCGACAAGGGGACCGTGTTCAGCCGCCGGGAGGCGGCAAAAGTTCGGCCACAGGCTCCTTTGCGCTGGTCATGTCGGGCAGAGGCTCCGGCGTGCTCAGGATGATCGCGGCAGCCTGCTCGATGAGCACCGAGTCGCCTTCCTTGATCACGCCCTCCTGCACGGCCTCATGCAGACCGATGCGGCTGAGGCTGAAGACCTTTTCCATGTCCGACTTTTCCGAGGTGACGACGGCCAGGCCGTTTCGGATCAGCACCGTGTCGCCCTCAGACACGAGGCCCTTGGACTTGGCGATGGCGAGGCCGATTTCCGAGAGCGCCACGAGCCGGGCGGTCTGCTGGGGAGTGGAGCAGGAAGGCAGGCCGCCTCCCAGGAGGATGAGGCCGATGGCAAAAGCCAGGGTGCCGATGACGAGGCCGAAGCGATTCATGAGCTGGTGTTTCATTTTGGGGTTCGAGGTGGATGTGATTCCGCCGACGACGCCCCTGGAAAAACCGCCGCCGCGTGAGTCTCCCGGACCCAGTGCGGCGACGGCCCCTAACCATGACGCGCCGTCCAGCGCGGCCACATCATGACCACGGCAGGCCCTCGCCGTCGCCCACCCTCAACCACCCGTTAGCACGCACGAAAAAGCCCGCCTGGATGGGCGGGCTTTAGATCAATGTCCACGCGTCGCGCTTGATCATGTCCTGGCAAAAACAGCCCCAAAAATCCAGCAGATCAACGCAATGAATAAAAACGATCCCGCTGCAAGCAATCCAAGCGCGGCATTCAACATAAGGCTCAGCGCTACCATAGCTGCAGCTAGAAGCGCAAACAGGTGCCCAGCCTTGGTCATAGGGTGCCTTGCCACTGCGGCATTTTTTGGTCTAGTTACTGGCGACAGCAGGGCAAGGGACAAGATAATCAACAGCAGTACGCCCAAAGATATAAGAAGCCCAACTGGAGTAGCGATGCTCTTCAACGGTATATCGGTGGCCCCAAGCGCGACAACACACGCGCCTAGAATTATGCAGAAGGCGGCAACGGGATGGATTTTCATAACTGAGTTTTATTTTCTCCCCTTCTTCCATCTGCATCTTGAATCAACTGTTCCCAATTTATAGGCAATGCTGCGGTTCCTTTCTTCTCGAAACTGTCAACGAAGGCTTCGGTGCACAGTCTCATGATTGCGGCCCTGTTTGTTCCCATGCGCTTAGCAGCTCGGTCGATCCGTTTTATCAGATCTTCAGAGAGTCGGACGGGAATGGGTTTTTGAGAAGCCATTAAGGACTGATATACGAAACAAACCGGCAGGCAATCTTTTTACTTGCCGTAACGTATATCAACGTATATCAATACAACACACGCACCAATGAGCCAAACCACCAAGCCAATTCCAGTCCGAATGAAAAAGCCGCTCGCTGATCGAGTGGAAAAAGGAGCTCGGCGTCTCGGCGTGACCCGCTGCGACGTCATCCGCCTCGGCCTGTTGACCATCCTACCGCAGATCGAATCGGGCACCATTCAGGTCCCAAAGTCTCCGGCTGCCTAACACAACTCGCCGCGCCGTGACGCGGCAAGCCTGCCGACCATGAAACCTGATCCTCTCACCGATTGCCTCCTCCGCCTGAGCTATGCCGCCGAGGTCGTGGCTTATGCGTTGCACCTGGCCGTCAAGCGCCGGGGCATCCTCCTGCCAAGCGAGCGCGTGGCCGAGGCAACGCAGTGGCAGACCAACCGCCTCTTCTGGGCGCGCTGCTACCGCAGCCACATGACCGCCATGCTCAACCCAGGTTGCTGATAATCATGAGCACACCCGAAATCATTCCAGCCAGCCAGATGACACAGATGTCTCCGGCGGCCCCTCCTCCTGAGTCCAGCCCCACAGGCCTTCCCTTACCCAGTCCTCGCGCCCTGCGTCTCGCCAGTACTCTATCAAAACCGACTCTGCGAATGCACCTGGGGTTTCATCCTGCTCCAGCTCATGTTCTGGCATCACGCTGCAATACCATCGTGCGCAGCAGAGGCGAAACAGAACCTCTAGACGCACTGGATCTTCAAGCGGCGGCCAGGCAAGTGTGGCTGCAAAGAGGCTACACGCTGAATCTGCCGCCTCTGAACCAGGCCCCTGAAGGATGCCAAGAATCACCGGCAGAGACACGCGCGGCTCAGGCGTGCTCAAGCGCGCCAGCTCCGCATCCCACAAGGCAATCAAATCCAAGCATGTCATCCGCTGAGTCTGCCGAGGAACTGCGAACCGCCAACTGAGAACCGCGCCCTATGGACCCTGACCTTGCACGCCTACTTTCCATCCCCGGGGATGATGACCTAAGCACCATCCAGGTGGAGTATGTCCTCCAGGTGGGCCGCAACACGGCTCAGCGCCTGATCAAGCGCGGCAAGATCGAAAGCAAGCGCCACGAGGGGCGAGGCACCGGCCAGCGCGCCGCCGTGCGCATCCCTCGCGCCGCCGTGGTGCGCTACCTCCTCAAATGCTGCACCGGTGACAAGGCCACGATGCTGGCCGCCATCGCCGCGCAGTGCCCGCAGTTTCTCCCCGCCGCCCAGGGCCTCCAGAACGGACCGCTGCCGGATAACGTGGTGCCCATGCACGAGGCCCCACGCACCAAGCGCGGCAAGGCCACACCCACGGAGCATCCAGGCCAGCTCCTGCTCTTTCCCGTCGCCTCCTAAACCGCGCCGGAAACCCAAAGCAAACCGCACCCACCATGCACCCCACCCAACACACCACGGCCTCGTCTAGGCCGCACCCTGCCCCAGGACGCATCCTCAGCGTCATGGTCGATAACCTGGAGCAGCTCCGCAATCGCGGGCTGCGCATCGCGCCAAGGCACGCCGTGCTGCTCGATGATGGCGACACCCCGACCCGTCGAGCCATTGCCGCCGTCCATCAGAAACCCTCAACCCAGGAGGCCGCCTGATCATGAGCACCAAACCCATCCTCATGATCGGCGATGATCCGGCCGCCATGCGTCGCATCTGCGACCGTGTGCACCGCCGCCGCGTTGCCGAATCCAATGTCCTGCCCGCGCTCGAACCTGCCTATCAGCCGGTGCCCACGTCGGGCCTTGGACGCGGGGCTCTGCACGCGGCCGTCCTGGTCCTCATCATTGGCACGGTCGCCTGGTGGGCGCTGGCCGCACTTCACCACGCCGCCTCCCAGCCATGACGACCTTGCCTGAGATACGCGCTCAGCGCGCAGACGCGGAGGCCTCATTCCAGGCCGCCATGCGCGAGGTGGAGGCCCTTCTTGCCCCCACGGACTACCACCTCATCGCCACCGCCCAGGGCTACCACCGCGAGGTCTGCGCCGCCTGCGCGGCCGAGCTGAGCCTGATCGAATGCGGAAAACTTCCCCACGACAACGCACCCTCATGAATATCGACATCGACACCGCGCAGGCCGCGCCTGCCCTCACCATCACCGACGACAAGCACCTGTGCGACGTTGTCTTTCAAATCGCCTCCCGGCAGCTCCTCATCAACAGCGCCGAGGCTGACATGCAGGCCCGCGTGGAGGCTGCGAAGAAAGCCTTCGCAGACTCCACCGAGCCGCTGGCCACGGAGATCAAGGACCTCTTTGCCGCCGTCGAGGCCTACGCCACCCGGCACAAGGACCGGTTATTCCCGCTCAAGGGTGGGAAGCGGAAGAAGACCTTCAGTGTCCTGCAACACGCCCTTCAGTATCGCGCCAGCAAGCAGGTTGCGGCTCCGGCCAATGCCGTGAGCATCATCAAGGCGCTGATCTTCAATCTGGAGGCCGACATCATGGCGCTCGGCGAATGCGAGGCCTCCACACGAAAGGCCGCGCTGGTGTCCGTGCTCGAAAGCTTGATCCGCCAACCGGACCCTGAGCTGAACAAGGAAGGCGTCAAAGTCATCACCGACACGGAGCTGGTGAATACCCTCGCCGCCCACGGCATCCAGGTGACCGATGTCGAAACCTTCAAGCTGGCCTTCGCCTTCACCCCTGACCAGGCCAAGTCATGAGCCGCCGCCCTAAATACGACCCGGCCAGTTATGAGCCATGCCCGGTCGGCTGCGGCCGCCAGCGTTGGCACGGCGATAGCCTGCCGGTCTGCGGCGTGTGCCAGAGCACCGTCATGGACATGGAGTGGCTCAACATGCGCCTTCACCTGACGCGGGACAACGCAAGCCTCGACGTGCTCAACCCCTTTGACCAGGCGCTGATCGCCGACTGCAAAGAGAGCCTGCGAGAGTTGACCGCTCAAACCCCGCGCCGGAGGAAATACCAATGAGCACGCCCGCCACGCCTATCGTGCGGTGCCGTCTGCGCCGCCTTATCCTGGATCGGTGCCGCCACTGGCACATTCCCAGGAAGCGCATCCCTCGCGCCGTGATCGACGCCATCGTCGAGGACTTGAGCAAGCAGGTGGACGTGCGCGTGCTCTCCATGCTGCAGCCCATGCCGCCGGTGCCGAAGCCGCCCATGCCGACTGCCCCCCGTAAAGCCCGCATCTACAAACGCGCCCTCAAAGGCCAGCCAACCCTTTTCTAACCTACCATGAGCAAAGCCACCCAGCCCATCATCACCGCCCAGGACGACACCGCACTCGAAGCGCATGTCGGCCGATTCAAGGTCTTCCACGGCCTTGTCTGCAAGTCAGCTCTCGAACTCAAGCTCGCGAAATACTACGCCGGGCTGGAGGTGCACGCGCTCTGCGATTTGCACGAGGAAATGCACGGTCAGCTGCGAGGGAGACCGGCAAAAGGAGAAATTCCGGACAGCCTGTCCGGAATTTCTTTGGAGGCGTTCCTGGAAGAGCGCCTGGGAGTCACCGCCAGGACGGCGCGCCGCTATCGCGGATTCTTCCAGAGCATCGCTTCCGAAGCGCCGGACACCGCCGACAAGCTCAATGCCACCTGGCACCAGCTCACCGGCGGAGAGGAGGCCAAGGCCCTGCCGAAGCCCGCCGAAGTGCAAACCGCGCTCATGACCGCCAAGGGCGGGAAACCCATGCCTGAAGAGGTGCTGCAGGTCGTCTGCAAGCATAGTGACGAATGGGGCCTGCACGAGCTGTTTGAGATGCCCCAGCGCGATGTGACGCCGCCCGCCGCAGATCCCGATGAGGACAACGACAGCGGCCGCAAGAAGGCCGAGAAGGCCGCCCTGTTGAAGTTCTGGGCCGAAAGCCTGGTCCGCCGTCTGGAGAATGAGGAGCTGCACCGTTTGCCAGCTCCGGCCCTGGAGGCTGTCATCACGAAGATGGAGGAGGCCGCCAAGAAGGCCCGCGAGGTCCTCGCCGGGAAAACTGCCAAGAAGAAAGGCAAGAAGTGATGCAAACCCCTTATTCCATCATCGCAGCTGACAAGCTGGTCCATGGTCACCCGGACCTGAGGGAGTCACCGCAGGGCCTTTATTCCTGGAGCCTTCGCATCAATCACCGGAATTTCGTCCGCTTCCGCGAGGCGGCGATCACGCGCAGCCGCACCGGCAACACTCGCGAGGTCTGGTGCCGCATTGATGACGACAAACTGCATAAAACCAGCAAGCCGAGCCCTCTTGTCTTTGAGGCCGTGCTGAGAAAGGCGCTCGGCCAGCGCAAAATGTCACGAAATCTCGTCACTGTGTTCACCGCCTGAGAAAAGATTATGGACCGCGACCACTACCTCGACATCCACGGCGGCACCTCTGTGGCCGTGCACCGCTGCATCCCCGTGCAGGACGTCGCCGAGTTCGACGCTTTGACTCTGCGCAATCAACAGCGCATCTCAAAGCTCCTCGACGCCTTCGAGGTAATCAACACGGCTTCCACGCTCAAAACGGGATATGCCCTGGCGGCCGCCAAGTTCGGCGGCCCTCGTGGATTCAGCATGTCCACCCTGCGCCGCAAGTTCGATGAATACCGGGCAAGCAAAGGTGACTGGCGCGTACTGATCGACCGCGCGCTCGAATGGCAGCCCGCCGACAAGCTGCCCGAGGCCTTCGTGCGCGAAGTCCAGAAGCGGGCCGATGCAAACCAGCGCAGCGTGGAAAGCGCGCTGAAGACACTGCGCGCCGACTGGACGCTCGGCAAGGAAATCCCCGGATATGGCACCTGGCGCGACTGGTGGAGGCGAACAAAGCCGCACCGCAGCCTCCCAGCACATCCCCCGGGCCATCCGGCAGGTTGGAGCACGCGTAACCTGCGCCGCAAGCTGGACGCTTCCAAGTTCCGCAGCGTCGCGCAAAAACAGGGCCTCACGGCTGCCAAGCATTTCCGGCCTGGGCTCAAGCAAAGCCGCATCGGCTGCCCGGTCGGCCACATCATCCAGTTCGATGACTTGGAACACGACTTCTTCGTGAACGACTTCGGTCACGCCCAGGCGGTCCGTCCGTTGGAGCTGTTCGCCCACGACTACGCGGCAGCATTCAAAACCTTCTGGGGCGCGAAGCCCAAGTGGATCGACGACGAAGGCTTCACCAAGAAGCTGAGCGGCGACATGATGCGCCTGGTCGTAGCCGGTCATTTCTACACGCACGGCTATCTGCCCGACGTGGGCACGATCTGCGTGGCGGAACACGGCACCGCCTGTTTCAGCGAGGAACTGAAGCGGGTCCTCTACGATGCCACCGGCGGCATGATCACGGTGAGTGAGAGCGGCTTTGACGGTCGTGCCCCTCATGCCGGTCTCTATCACGGCCGGCCGCGCGGTATGCCAGGCCACAAGGCATCCCTGGAGTCGAGCAACAACCTGGTTCACAACCGCACCGGCCATCTCATCGGCCAGACCGGGCCGAGCGTGGCCAGGAGGCCGGAAAACCTTCACGGCCTTCTTCAACACAATGCCAAGCTCATCGAGGTGAGTGCCTGGCTTCCGGACGAATACAAGGCACGGCTCGATTTCCCGCTGATCGAATACAGTCAGGGCATTCAGCTGCTGCACGAGATCTACCACCAGATCGCCACGGAACGCGACCACGAGCTGGAAGGCTGGAGGCAATGCGGTCACATCGTCCAGACCATCGAGTTTGCCGGAAGTGTCATGCTCCTCGACGAAGTGCCTAGCTCGGAGCGCGAACAGCTCATGCACCTCATGAGCGCCAAGCTCATCAAGTCAAAGCCAGCTCTCAAAAACCGTTGGGAGGTCTGGAACGCCGGGCGTCATGCTCTCCGCCCCATCAGCGGCGGCACGGTCTGCAAGCTACTCGGCGAGACCTTCATGCTGGAACGCTCGGTGCGCGGCCATGCTTTCGTCCTGGAGAGCGAGTGGATGCCGCCCGGCCAGCATCACTTCTGGGGCCACATCATCACGCCGGACGGCCACCGGGAAGAGCTGAAGGACGGCGAGACTTACCAGGTCTTCGTGAACCCATTCAATCCGGACCAGCTCTTTGTCCGTGACGCGCGCGGCCGCTATCTGGGCATCGCCCCGGCTCAGCCGGTCGCCTATCGCCACAAGCCCGAAACAGTGACCGCCGCCGTGCGCGAGTTTGCCGCCGAGGAGGCCCGACTTACTTCCAAGCTGATCCGCCGCCAGGTGCACAGCATCACGGCCCGCCGCTTCCGTCACAAGAACAACGCCGACGTCCTCAAGCAGGCCGCTGCCACGAAGAGCAATGACCAGCAAAGCACGGCCGCCGTTCTGGCCAAGGCTCGCGCCGCTCAAGTTTCCACCACGCCCGCCGTCGATCCGGAGGCCTGGTGATCATCCCCAGCAAACCAACACCCACCCTACCATGAAAGACAAGCCACACGGAAAAGCCGCCGCCGCCAATGACCCCAGCGCCGTCCCATCGGCACGCATCAAGGATCTCGACCCCGCGCTCATTGAGCTGCTGAGCCAATACAAGGACCGCCATGGCCTCAGCAACGACCAGCTCGGCAAGCGGCTCGGCTATAACGCCACCTATTGCGTCCGCGCCTTCGGCGGCAATTTCACCGGCGATGCCGAGGCCTTCCAGGCGGCGGCGCGCAAGCTGCTCGACGACGAGTTTCAGAGTCGGCACAAGGTCGAGGCTCTGAGCGATCACGGCTTCATGGTCGAGCCCATGCGCGAGTTCCTCGACAGCGTGCGCGTGAGCAAAAGCATCGGTGTCACCTGGGGGCCGCCCGGAAAGGGTAAGAGCAAGGCCCTGGAAGTGTATCGGCGCGCCGATCCTCTCTGCATCATGGTCACGGCCTGCAAGAGCATGAGCGGCTGGCGCGGCCTGCGTGATGCCGTGCTCGCGGCCGTGCCGAACAAGCGCCGCCTCAAGGGAGAGTCCTGGGACGAATGGCTTGTCCGGAATTTCCGTGGGACCGGCCGCCTGCTCATCGTGGACAATGCGCACCTCCTCACCGCCTCCGCACGCCACTGGATCGCCTACGACTGGCACGACTACAGCCGGATCGACTGCCCGGCCGCCCTGGTCGGCAATGAAGAGATCATCGCGAGCTGGTCGCGCAACGACCAGCACAAGAGCCGCGTGGGAGTCGCCTACGAGGTCAAGAGCAAGCAGCGGGCGACGGACACGGCCCGCGAGCTGATCCGTCTCTACCTGCCCGGCGCGGAATCCGACAGCGAAGCGGTCGGCCTGGCCACGACCATCCTGAAGAGCGGCGGTGCCTGCCGGGCCGTGGAAAAGCACCTCCTCATTGCCGCCGACCTGGTCAAGGCCGGTCACTGCGCCGCCGCTGCCGCCATCAAGGCCGCCAACGGCCTCCTCCTCACCGACGTCAAACTTGCCGCGTGACATGTCAAAGCCTGCCGACATTCCCGCGTTTATTCGCGCCCTGCACGCCTCCTATGAGGCGCGCACCGGCTACTCCATCCGCTACAACATGCACCGCGAGCGGCAATGGCTCGACTGGTGCGAGTGGGCAGGCTGGGAGTGGACCGAGCGTGAGCTTGCCATCGTCATCGCCTACCTGCGGTCCAAGATCGCCAAAGGCGACCGGAACGAGGGCGCGCTCAAGTTTGAAAACCTCATCGGCTCACCGGACCGCTTCGAGGAGGACCTCAACCTTGCCAATGAAGCGCGCAAAGGAGCACCGGCGTGGAGGCCTAAACCCGCCGCGCTTGTAGCGCCTAAGGCGGACGGCCTGGTCAACTCCAAGGGCGAGGCCGTCGAGGGCGGCAAAGACGCGGCGGTGCGGTTCTCCGAGCTGCTCAAACAGGACACGCCATGACTCCGCACCAGCGCGCTCATTACTTCGGCAAGCTTTGGCCTGCCGCCTGCAAGACACAAGGCTGGCAGGTGAAGGATGACGCGCAGCGCACGCGCGTGACCTATGCGGCCACGGGCGAGGAGAGCACGAGCGCCCTGGATCAGGACGGTGTGACCCTGTTGTTTAACAAACTCAAGTGGCTGGCCGACCCGCACAATTATGACAAGGCCCTGGCCGATGCCGACCCGCACGCTGCGCTCGAAGAAAGCCGCCGGGCGAGGGTCATCTGGCGCATTGAGCAGCGCGCCAGCTTGGTGCCTGGAAAATCTGAAGCCTGGCTGTCGGAAATGGCGTCCGCAAAATGCGCCGCCCACGGTGTCGCCGACTGGCGGCATCTGCCGACGCCCGAGCTGCTCAGGTTCGCCTACACGGTGTCCTCAAGGACCACCGAACACGCACAATCCAAGCGGCGCGTGAAGGCCGCGAAAAAAGGCCCTGCACCAATCGTGCAGGATGACTGCAGCGGCGATGATTTGCCGCTGGAAAACATGCCCTTCTAGGGCTGTGCCGACGCCGCATACTCAGCGGCGCTCTGACAGAGCATTTCCAGCTCGGGCCGGTGCAGGGGCGGAACGCCCGACAGGGCAGGCTCCCACGACGCCAGAAAGGCCTCCTGCGGCGCGCGCGGCAGCTCCCCGGCATCAAGCCGCGTGAACACCTGCTCGAAGAGCCGTAGGCCCAGCGGTGCAAGCTCACGAGACCACAGCTCGCTCGGAGTGTCTCCGGGGCGGATAAAAACGTGCTCCTGGGCGGCGACGGGACCGCCGTCCACGGTGTCGTTCAGCCAGTACACGGAACCGCCCGTGATGCGCTCGCGCAAACGCACCGCCCACTCGATGGCGCTACGGCCTCGATGCAGGGGCAAAAGGCTGGGGTGATAGCCAAGCGCGCCGAGCCTGAACCGGTGCCGAGTCTTGCGGCTGATGAAGTCATGGCAATGGGCCGCGATGAGCAAATCACAACCGGCGGGAATACGGTCAGCACGGAGCTGCCCGGAAGGGATGATCGGAAGGCCCTCGTTCAGGGCCAGAATATGCAGCTTGTCCAGGTCGCCGGAGCCCATCACCGGACAGGACACAGCCTGCACTTTCCAGCCCCGCTCAAGCACGAGCTGAGCGACATCACGGCCGAACCGTTTTTGCCCTGCGATAACGACTTTCATGGGCCGATGAATTTGAAGCCGTTCACGGCGCGCAGATGGCCGCCGAAACCGCTGCCGATTGACTCATGCCGACCACTGCGGGCGCGGGATCTCGCGAGCGATGCCGCAGCCCTGTTTTTGTCATCTCCAAACAGGGAGGACGAGACATGCAGCCAGCCAGCCCTTTTGCGGAGTGCGGCGACCAGGCCGGGGTGGCTGGTATGGAACAGCGTGAAGCATTGCCGCCCCCATGGATTTTTGCCTTTCAGCTGAGACCTGCAAACGGCTTCCAGGAAGCGCAGGCCCAGGCCGATTCCCTGCCATTCCGGCATGATGACCAGGCGGCAGGCGCGCACGAAGCGGCCGCTCTCAAACTTGGGGGAAACCGCGATGTGAGCGACGGGCTCGTCGCCAACGAATCCGACATAATGCCGGGCCGCCACCATGGGCGGCAGCTTCAGATAGTGATGCGGCTCAAAATGCGGCCATACGGAGCCCGGAACGTGCCGAATCTGGACGGGGATTTCGGGCCGTCGCCAAAGACAGTCCCCGCTGAATTTTCCGGTCGCCGTGTCCAGCATCCAATCGGGCTGGAGCCACTCCGCGACGTCGTAGTGGCAGGACAAGGCCACGACCTGGCCGGGGCCTCGCCGCCAGGCCTTGCCGAATGCAGCCGCTCCCACCCGGGCAATCTGGCGGTCAACGACGCTGGTGAACTCATCCAGTACTGTGATCCCCTCGGGGCGTTCGCAGACCAGGCGGGCCAGGTCGGCGCGGAACCGTTCGCCGTTTGAGAGCACGCCATGAGGGCGGAGCCATGCCGGGACGCTGCCGAGCCCGACGGCGGCCAGGGCGGCCGTGACCTGGTCGAAGTCTCCGGCGGGCGCGATGGCCTCGACGATGGGCGCGCGGGCGGGCCAGGTCGGCGCATAGACGGTGCCGAGCATTCGGCCCAGGGACGTTTTCCCGCTGCCAGACGGCCCGACGATCAGCCCGATCTGCCATGGGCGGCCCTCAATCGGCAGGTCGAAAGCCGCACGGAATTGGTGCCCGTCCTCACAGTTGAAGAGGCTTTTCACTCGCTCTGCACGGTAGGTGCAGGGCTCCTTAACACGGTGATCAATCTCCAGTTTCATGCCACAACCACGCGGATTCTCCGCCCCCCAAAATGCTGCTGTGCGGCCCGGAAGGCGGCTTTTTGGTCCGCCTCCGAGCTGCACTCGATGGTGAGGGCATACTTCCTCCGGTAGCGCAGTTTTGCTGCTCGCTTCACCTGTGCTTGCCGATCTCCCGCCCGAATGGACGGCTCTCCACTGTAGTCCCTCGCCATCGTGGGGCCGATGTAGGCCGCCACGCCAAAATGGTCAAGTGAATGCTCAAACCTCTGTCAAAGTCGGGTTCTTGGGGCTGTGATTGCTCAAACCTCGGCGCGGGTCGTCACAGCTCTGATTCTGGCCGTTCTTCCTTGGTTTTCCGGGGATTCCCGGCTTTTTCCCCTGATTTCCGGGGTTGCTCAAACCTGGTGTCGGGTTGCGCATGATGGCTTGGCGGTCGGTTTCATTCGT